CTTGCAATGCGTAAGCCTGGTTACCTTCTTGAATGGTTCCAAGACCACGCTCAGTCCCAGCATAAGCACCGCCCTGAAGCATTCCTGCTGTAGCTCGCTGAGCTGCTAGGCGTCGCCTGTCAAGCAAGTCGGCTTGCTGCTGACGGCCAACAGAGCCAATCATCTCTCGACCATCATCAGTGGTATACCCGAAAAGCTGGTTGCGGTAGTTCTGAAGCCTGCGTAGCTCTTCAGCACGGTCGCCTTGGAAGCCAATAAATTCTGGGTCAAGAAGTGCATTGATTGCAGAGTCAAGCATTGCCTGATACTCTTCCGGGCTCATTCCAGCAGCTTCGGCCTGTGCTGGCTCAGGAAAACTCTCAGGTGATTCACTGGCACCATTACCGCTTGGCGCAGGATCTGGTGCAGTTAAGTCTGGTGCAGCCGGTCCAGGATCTGGAGCTGGAACCAAAGCACCAGTAGAAGTCTGTCCTGGCCCTAAATTTGAACCTGAAACCTTAAGGGTGCTGCCACTACCAGAAGTAGATGATCTATTGCCACCGTCAACTCCAGCAGCAAGAGCAGCTGGCCTACTTGACATGCCAGTAGTAGAGGTTGTTCTTCCAGGTGTAAGGCCAGATCCTGAAACAGATAGAGTGCTGTTAGATCCAGAAGTTGACGATCTATTTCCAGCATTTACACCAGCAGCAATTGCTGCAGCACGGCTTGAACTGCCAGAGCCGATTTTTGTAACTGCAGTGTCCCATGGGTTTGGAGCTACAACTGCAGGGCTTGGTTTTATTGCTTTAAACCTGTTATCTGAGCCTGCAGCATTGCTTACAGTTGGCTTTTTGTAGCCAGTAATATAACTAGGCATTCCTGATGCGCCGTAAGTTACTGCCATTACATGTACCGTCCTACATCTGAACTTCCGTAAGCGCCCTTTGTCTGAGACTTCAAGCGTGCGTTAATTGCGTTGCGTCTTACTTGGCGCAAGCGGTCTCGTTCTCTGTAGCCAGCCTTGTCGACAGGGCCCATGGTAGGGTTATACCTGCTACCGCCATAAATCTTGGCACCAGCAGCGTACGGATTGAACCCTGGGGTTCCGTAGTTTATGGCCATTAAGCTACGTCCTTTGTCATCTTGGCCTTTACCCCGACCATTGGTGTCAAGCTAAAGATTTGTGCGGGGGCAGTTGCTGCCGTACCATCACAGTTCAAGTATAACTCAAAGTACGCCCTTCTGAAGCGTACGCCATCATCAAGTTTCAAAGAAACTCGACTAGGAAGCGTTCCTGAGATCTGCTGGGTAGTGCTGATGGACACGGAGCCACTGAATAGGTCGTCCCATTGCCTGACGTCAAGCAGGTCCCAAGTAAACTGGTCCATTTTGTCCCAGGTAGGAGAGACTTCAGGTATTCCAATTGGCGTAACTATGCCTCTTACTTCGTTGTTTGCGGAGACGTCAGCAGCCCACCAGAACATTCGCTTCCATTCTGACGGTGTATCAAAGTCGTAAATCTTTGTACGCATAGCGCATTCAAACGACTCCGATCCCCCTGTGAGGGTTGCCACTCCGCCGACCTCTTCGTACCATTCGGAAATAGGGTATTCCTGCAAGAAAAATACCGTCGTAGCACTTTTGGCGGGCGTGCCAAGGGCTCTAGGGTAGCGCCACTGAAAACCCCTTGCTTTAGGCACTTCCATAACGTAAGCAAGGTTAGTTGTGCTTTCCCACTTCGACCAAGTGCCAGTAATGAGGTTTAGCGAGTACAGGTTGCCAGAAGTAAAAACTAGGCACTTGTCACCCACCACGGAAACAGATTCTGAAAATAGAACGTCAAGCTCTCCAAAACCTTCGTCGTAATCAAAGCGCACCTTCTGGGCGTTAATTGCCTCGTACACGTTGTTTTGGAATTTGTATAGAGTCCTGTTATGCAGCACTACTGAGCCATTCCGGTAGCCGGAGACGCTTCTTTTGTTGTGGGCACCAATGTTCGCCTGGACCAGAGACACTGTTCCCTCTTCGGGGAGACCCGCATAGACAAAGTTGTAAGTAGAGTTACGCTTAAAAACGATAAGACCGTTATAGTCAGCAATAAGTTTTGTAATTGGCTGGCCATCGCCTCTGTTTACGTACACAAAAGAGTCTGCATTCCATTCGTAGACGCCTGCTGGCTGATCAAGTGAGATAATGTCACTCCAGTAGATCGCAGTCTCACTTGAGGTGGCGTGGAGCCCACTGCCCAGCATGCGCTCTTTAAACAGCACAAGAGTAAAGAGAGCTGGCATTTGGGGGATTGCGGTAGTGGTGGTGCCGTCCCACCTGGCTCCGCCGGCTGTAGCTTTTGACATTACAGCCTCGTTTGCATACTGGATGAATGCAGTTGCTGATGAGTCCCAGATCTCAACCCAAGAACCGAACCCATACTGCTGGACTTCGATCGCCCAAGTTTTTTCCCTCGTTGATGCAATTAGGTGCACCTTGCCATTTTCTGGAGAATAATACCCAAGTATGTCGATGCCCTCTACGCTCAAGTCACCTAAAGGGTGGCCCAGCCCACGGTCCACGATAGGAGGCCTGGACATCAATGCGCCGTTGGGGCTGAACTCCATGTTTACTAGGTTTGCAACTTCCGTGTCGGAAATTGCCGACGGGTCCCAGTAGTTATTTAATCCACCAGAAAAGTTGCTAAGCGTTACTGCTCTTTGCCTAATTAGCTCAGACATAGTAATCTTCCGGGTCAGCTAGAACCTGTGGGTATGAGGCAATCTGCACGATGTTCTCACGCAAGCTCTGTCGGTCCAGCCCTTCCCGGAAGTGCGAACGCTTTAACTCTGCCCCCGTGTAATTTTCATCAAGCTCTAGAGCTTGAGTCATAACGTAGTTCACCAGCTCATTTAGGTAGCGATCAGGTACAGAGAGGACCTCTGAGGTGCTGATAATGACCTTCTTGGTTGGCTGCTCTACGTACTCTAGCTTTAGTCCGTTTGTAAACGAGGTGTCTGGGGTTGGATAAAAAGTAAGTGTGCCGGCTCGCTCGTACCAAACATCTGGGTATTGACCATTGGCTGACTTTGTTGGGTCATCTGCAAGGATGAACTCCCTGAAGCCCTGAGGGGTCATTGACCTGACTGGGCGACCGTCTACATAAACGGCCTCAATGTACTGCACTGCATCGGTTGGGAAAGTATACTCCGACTGATTTGCGACAATGTTAGAGTACTTAGTCTTTTTAAGAACAGGGTTGTTGTTTACAATCTCCTGCTGGCCGTCGTTGATCCAGCGGAGAACCATCTGGTCAGTAATCTGGGCACCCGAAGTGTCACCGAACAGCGAGCGAACGCGCTCGTAAACATCGAATGTTGTGTATGTAAAGGATTCGGCTGGCATTACTTCCTTAGTGTATGTCCGTCATGCTTATAGGTGTTCTTGTTCGATTTCATGATTGACTTCATTACGTCGCGCCTCTCCTCCATCCATTCTACCTCAGCTTTGGCTTTTAAGGCAGCCTCCGCCATACCCAAGAGTTCGAGTCGGTTTACTGTGGAGTTTGGATCGTGAGTGTTGTTCTCTAGCAATTCCGCTAGCAAACGAGCATCTATCTCGCTTTCACGGACAGTGCGAATAACGTAAGACGGTAGATCTCTGCCGATAAGTTTAGGCTCATCTACAAGGGCAAATGGTCTTTGTGGATCAAAGCTAGGGTGGAGTGCATCAAGTCGCATTAATCGCACGCTAGGGAACACGTCGCTAATAGTCTCTGCAAGACGTCGGTGAGAAGGGCTGTACAGTCCATCAATTTTGTCAAATTCAATCATGTATATATCCTAACGAAAAAAACCCAGTGGCGCAGGCGAGACGATACCTGCGCCACTGGGCGTTTATTCCGCTATTTAGAGCTCAGCGATGTTGGACATTACCGCGTGTGCATTTCTGCGGTAAGTTCCTAGCTGGCTGTACTGGTAGTAGCGAGCTTCGTATGCGTCAGTGTCAGCGACACGTGACCACATTGAACCGTCACGGTCCATCCATGACCAGTCCTTCTTGCGGTTAACCACAAGCTCCTTGCTCGATAGAGCGTAGAGGGTGCCCTTTGGAGCAGCGTAGTCAGATACGAACTTGATTGGCTTGCCCAATGCGTCGAAGCTGAATGCACGCTGTCCACCGGTTAGGGTAGCACCGTTGGTGAACTGACGTAGGCCCTGTAGTAGGTTCCAGTATGCGTTGAACACACCTGGGCTTGCTAGCATGACGTCGACATCTCCACCCTGCTTGTCAACGCTCTGCACGAGGTTGATTAGGTCAAGCTCGGTTAGAGTGCCTGGGGTTCCTACAGATCCAAGAACCTTCTCAGTTGCTGACCACACTGGGTTAGTAGCTGGGTCGATCTCGTGAAGAACACCGGTTGAGCTAACGATAGCTGCCAATCCTGTCCATTCCTTGCCGAAGTTGTTCACTCCGTTGGAAGAACGAATGACGATGTCGCCAACGTTAATGTCAGTGGTGAAGGTACCTAGAGTTCCGGTAACGGTGATCACTTTGGTTGTTTCGTTGATCGCAGTGATCTCGATCGTTGAAGCTGCGCCTGACTGCTGCTTAACACCAGATGTTGGGTCAGCAACGTCAACGGTCATACCTACCTGCAAGAAGTGAGTTGAGTCAACTTCTAGCGTGGTGGCAGATGGCTGGGAAACGATAACTGCAAGTGATCCAGTTCCGTTGCCGTACACCTGACGGTTTAGGTCGACTGCAAGGTCGCGCTTTAGGCCAGTGATTTCCATGTCAACAACGTTGATGAAAGCCTGGTAGTCTTCAGCTGCCTGCTCGAATAGCTGACCGTCTACCTCAATTGAACCGTATAGGTTGGTTAGGTAAAGGTGAGCCTGCTTGTACTTCTGTGCTCCGGCGGTTGGTAGCTTCTCACGAACGCCACGTGCACCAATACCTTGGTTACGTCCGATGTGAGTGTCAAAGATTACCTCTTTGCCGTTACGGGTGATGTTGGAAGATGATGCCTCAATAAGCTGAAGCGCAGGGTTCTTGTCGCGCAACTGCTCGTGTAGGTCACCATAAACCAGCTTAATAGCCTCTGACGCAAAAGTCAGTATGGACTGTCCTGCCATGGGGATGCTCCTAGTTTGTTTTAAGTGAAGTGTTTTTTACACGAATATGTCAAACGCCCTGACCTCAGAGAGGCTGTACTAGACAGTATTTATTGTACCATGTAAAAAAAGGAAAGCCCGACCTCAAACTATAAGAGATCGGGCTTTTTCTTTTAAGTTACTTGGCCATTTGGTCCTTGAACATTTGAGCAAGCATCTCTTTTTTGGCTTTTGCATCCGTTGGGATTTCTACAGCCTCAAAGGGCACGCCGTTGCCACCGCTTGCTCCAAGAACTTTTGGGGCTCCTGGCTCTGACGGCTGAGCACCCTTCTTCTTAAAGCCAGTGCCGGTTAGGTCGACTAGCTTCTTAGCAGCTTCAAAAACACCAAGGTCCTGACCGCGTGCGCTGGCTACATCCATAAGCTCCAGGATAGCCTGCTCCTGTTGTGGCGTAACGCTGTAGCTGTTGCGTAGGTTGTCAAACTCAGAGTTTAGCTTACCTAATTCAACTTCAGTTGCTTTGTCTAGATCAGCCTTGCTCATCTGCTCACGAATTTCCTTGAGCTCAGCATCGCGCTTGTCTAGCTCCTTTTTCATTGCAGGAGATAGTCCATCTTCTTCGTAAACGTCATCAGAGTTTTCGTCAATGATTTCTTCAGCAGCTTTTTCTGCGTCGGCCCGAATGAGGCCTTGATCCATCAAAGCCTTTGTCAGGTTTGTGTGGATGCTTACTGGGTCCTCAGCAATGGCTTTTGCGAGCTTAATACTCTGCTCGATGTAGTTAGCGTCGACGCCGTCTTCAACGAACTGCTTGTAGGGACTAAACTTTTCTAGCTGCTGCTGAAAGTTCTTGTCCTGCTCTTGCAAATGAGGCTTAACCTTTTCGTGCCAAGCTTCTGGGATTTCATTCAATAGCTTTTCGTAAGCTGGGTGTACTTTAACTTCTTCTGGCTCAGGCG